GCTAAAGTATTACAAAATACAACTATTGAATATAAAGAGTACATAAAAGAATTGAACCGTAGTGTTATATGTATTGACGATATCCGTTCGGTCTTGACAAATAAACATAAGTATGTTACTATATACACAGATGAAAATACCTATCTATCTAAAGACCCGAACTTTGAACCTTCGGAAACTAATAACGAACTCTTTATATTCGAATGACAACTAAACGAATTGGCTTTGCTTGCAAGTGGGCAGAAATTAACAAAAAAGGTGAAATCGTCAGTAGTGAGGGACTCAATACTGGCGGTACCACTATGGCATGGGCTAAACGCAATAGTCAGACTATTGTAGAAGAAAAGATTATTAATGTTGCCAAACAAAATATTACTAATACCCATAACTTAATCAAAAAAGTATCTGGTCTTCCTGAATCATTGCGTATGTTACGGTTAACCAGTGACATGTTAAGTTTTTACACACACAAAGATTATCACTACTTTTGGAAATCACAGAATACACAGGATTTACTTGCTAAGTGGTTTGCTCCATTAGGTGAAACTGCACGTGCTAACAATGTTCGTCTTAGTTTTCACCCTGACCAATTTGTAGTTTTAGCAAGTGACCGTGATGAGGTGGTAAATAATAGTATTACAGAATTTGAATATCATGCTGATATGATTCGTTGGATGGGTTATGGCAAGAAATTTCAAGACTTCAAATGTAATGTACACATTTCTGGTAGAAAAGGTCCTCAGGGTATTAGAGATGTTTATGGTAAATTATCACCTGAGGCACGAAACACACTTACATTAGAAAACGAGGAATATACACATGGACTCATGGACTGCCTTTCATTATCTGATATTGTGCCAACTGTGCTTGACATTCATCACCATTGGATTAGAGAAGGCGAATATATTAGAGCCGATTCGGATAGGGTTAAAAGCGTTATTGATAGTTGGCGGGGTGTCCGTCCTACTTTACATTATTCCGTCAGTAGGGAAGATGTACTTGGAGCACATGACCGACTTGTCGCACCCGATCATGGTGCGTTGATTGAATCTGGACATAGTAAACAGAAATTACGTGCCCATAGTGATTATTACTGGAATGATGCTGTTAATGATTGGGCATTGACATTCCTTGATAATTTTGATATGATGTGTGAGAGCAAGGCTAAGAATCTTGCTAGTCACAAACTATACGAAAGAGCGAAAGAAAATGGGATTATTTGATAGATTTAAAAAGAAGCCAGTAGAACAGGTAGTAGAACCCGTTAAGGAAAAGAAACCACGCAAATCTAAAGAAAAGGAACCTACGGTAGATATAAATGCAAATGCTAAAGACAAAGCAACAAAGGCAGGTGAACCGTATATTAATATTCTAAGTTTAGATATTGATCCTAATGATATCACTAGTGGTGCATTTGAACTAGACTGGAATGAAATTTTTGTAGCACGGTTGGTTAAGTCTGGTTACATGATGAGTAAGGATGACAAAGATAGTGATATCGTTGACCGATGGTTCCACCAAGTATGTCGCAATGTTGTTTTGGAAATGTATGAACAACAACAAGCTGATCCTACTAATAGAGACTTGAGAGAAGTTAAAACACGTGATTTGGGTAACGGGCGTACAGAGGTAAGTTAATGTCTAAACTTGGTTGTAAAAAAATGAACTTAAGTTTGAAGCGTACTCTTGTGCGGACTACTGTTCGAAAGACGAAAGAATATCCTACCGCAGGAACCATATTAGAAATGTATGGTGAATTAGTATCGTCATTTACTAAGCAAGATTTTACTGATTATGAAAAACTACATCGCAGTTGGGGAACCCCGGGACGGAAAAAACACATAATGTTAGAAATTGCGTTACGAAACAAAATGAGCGAACCAGTATGTGCTTTAGCAAAAATAAGGGCTGAAGACCTAATGCATCATCAAAAGATTCTTCAAGTATTACGTAATAGATGGTTAAATCTTGTAGAGCATAAAAAAAATATTGTTAATAATAACCCCGAGTTGTTTTGGCTAGGAATGGCAAACAAACTCAGTAGAGTTTCTAAAGAAAGAAAAGGTATAAAAATTTCTAGTGCATGGACTGAGGTTGAGTCTAGGGACGAACTAGTTACATTTCTAAAAGAATTATATGAAAAACAAGACGGTAAATGTGCTATTACCGGAGTTACTTTAGAACTAGAGATAGGGACTAAGAAGCCTAAGCCAAACAAATGTTCACTAGATAGAATTGATAGCAATCGCGGATATTATAAATCTAATGTTTGGTTTGTAGCATGGTGGGTCAACGCTATGAAGTCTGATATGACTATGGATACATTCCAAGACAGAATTAGAATTCTTAATTCATCATTAACTGAAAACAAAAGTACTACCCCTATGTAAATTAAAAGGTTGACAGATATTTAATACGGGTATATAATACTTGTATTAACTTAAAAGGTTTGTATGAGTAAAATATCGTTTGACCTGTTTAAAAAATCCTGCGAAGAAAGAGGATATACAGAGCGCATATATGAGGACCGTAATGTCTTTGTCCTATATTCCAACAACGGAATCAAATGCGAAATTAAAAAGAATCATTATACCATCGGATGGCTAGCACGACCAGAAGATGTAAAAGTGATGCGAGAAAGGTTTATTGAAGCTGGCTTTGCCGAGAAAAAGGGCAAGCGTAGTGAAAGTCGTAAGGATGAAAAAGACTTTATCAACCTACACTTTGACGGTGATGTACTTGAAAACTTTTGGGTATTACTTGGTATTATTGAATCTATTGAAACTATTGTACGCAAGGTACGTGGTCAAGCAATTAAGCCAATCGCACGTGAAGTAAGTGAACGTAATATCTTTGAGAAGATTGCCAAACGTTTCAAATACTTTATTGACAGTGAAGATGGATTTGGTTTAGAAAATACTAGAGCATTACTTGAAGGTGATAGTATTGACCATTTAATTACTATTGGTGAGAGTGTCAATCGTACTAAAGAAAATACATATCGTGAACACATTGTACCTTGCATTTTAATTTACAATCAAGCAGTAACAATGACTATGGAAAAACGTAGTGTCACAGAAATTGCACAAATGATTAAAAATAATTTAGCTATCGTTTTGATTACTAATGAGGAAGCAGAGTTACTAGACAACGAGTTGGATATGCAAACTAGTATGCCCGAAAATTGGAAATTTGGAGATGATATTTTTGCCAGATTAAGTGTTGCCCAAATAAAATTGAAATAACTTGACAAAATCTAAATATATGTATATAATACACACATGAAATACGCACTCATAGACACCGCAAATACCTTCTTCCGTGCTAGGCACGTTGCTAGTCGTAGTTCCACACTAGAAGAAAAAATTGGAATGGCACTACACTTGACACTTGCTAGCGTTAATCAAGCAGTAAAACGATATGGAATTGACCATGTTATATTTTGCTTGGAGGGGCGAAGCTGGCGTAAGGACGTATACGGTCCTTACAAAAAGAATCGCATCGTTGATGCTATGTCAGTTACTGAGGAAGAAAAAGCCGAGTCAGAGATGTTTTGGCAAACGTATGAAAAATTCACTACGTTTATTAGAGAAAAGACCAACGTTAGTGTACTCAGACACCCGCAAGCAGAGGCTGATGATTTAATTGGCCGTTTTATTCACTTACATCCAAATGATACGCATTATATTATTAGCACTGATTCCGATTATGTTCAGCTTATTACTGATAAAGTGTTTCAGTACAATGGAGTCTCAAATGAACTCATCACACTCAACGGATATCTCAAAGACACTGGCAAACCAATAATAGATAAAAAAACTAAACAGCCAAAACTCTTAGAGGATCCACAATATTTACTATTTAAGAAAATCATTCGTGGTGACGCCGGCGACAATGTATTCACTGCATATCCCCGTGCTCCGGAAAAGGGTTCTGCAAATCGTGTGGGTATTCGTGAGGCATACGAGGATCGTGATAAGCAAGGCTTTAAATGGAATAACTTCATGTTGCAACGTTGGGTAGACCACAATGGCGAAGAACAAGTGGTGCGTGATTGTTACCAACGCAATAAAATGTTGATTGATTTGACTGCACAACCCGAAGAGATTAAACAATTAGTTGATGAATCAATTCGGACAGGTGTTCGCACTAGCACTACACCTCAAGTGGGCATACATTTTATGAAATTTTGTGGCCGATATGAACTCACTAAGATTAGTGAACAATCTGATACGTATGCTAAATGGCTTAACAACCCCTATACAGGATTACTCAATGGATAAGAAAATTAGAATCAATCTAGCCGGTATTGAGGGACTCAACGAAGAAATGTTGGGTATGCTAATTGATAGTTTAGTAGAAATGTATGAAGAAAAATACGGAATAGATATTTCACTTGACGAACCAGAAAAACCCGTGTATGATGCAGAGAATATAGACTTTGTAAAAGATTACTTGAAGAAATTTAGATTACAATGAAAG